GACTTTACCATGGTAAAACCAGGTAAGTTTCATCAATTCGAAGGAGTTGAAGACGGTGTAGCTTTTGAGTTATATTGGGCAGAGTTTAATCACGATGATATAAATAGAAGAACTGCAGGTAGATTTGCTAATCTGAAGTAATCATGAACATAGATGATGCTAGAATAGCTATAGTTATACCAGCTAGATTAAACAGTACTAGAGTAAAAGAAAAAATGTTAATTGAATTTGATGGAGAACCATTAATAAGATTAGTGTTTGATAAATGTAGAACTATGGGTTATGATACTTATGTTGTAACTGATAGTACAAAAATAGCAGAACATATAACAATAGGAAATGTTATTATGACTGGTCATCATGAAAATGGAGCTAGCAGAATAGCAGAAGCATTAGATTATATTGAAAATTACGATGTAATTATAAATGTTCAAGGTGATATGTTAGACATAAACATTGATACTCTAAAGCCATTAATAAGAGAATGTATACATAATGATGTAACAACTTGTTATACTGAGGGATGTAAACCAGATGATGTTAAAGTTATACATCAAGAAGGAAAAGCTATGTGGTTTACTAGAGCTGATATAGGTTATGGAGATAGACATTTGGGTTTATATGCTTATAAAACTCATATATTAAGATCTTATGATTTATTTACAGATGAGTATCCACAAGAGAATTTAGAACAAAATAGAATACTAGGACATTACGATATTAATGTAGTTAAAACAGAATATAATGGAATCGAAATCAATACCAAAGAAGATATTAATAGCAGGACCGTGCTCAATTGAAAGTGAAATGCAAGCTTTATGCTTAGCATCTGAACTACAAGATTTAGCTAATAAATACAATTTTGATTATGTGTTTAAAGGTTCTTTTGATAAAGCAAATAGAACATCTATAAATTCTAAAAGAGGTGTAGGGTTAGAAAAAGCTATACAAATATTTGAAAGAATGAAAGAAGCTTTACCAGATATTAAAATTACAACTGATGTTCATGAGACTTGGCAAATAGACAAGTTAGAAGATGTAGTAGATGTTATACAAATACCAGCTTTTTTATGTAGACAAACAGATTTACTACTTGAAGCTGGACACACTATGAAAACTGTTAACATAAAGAAAGGACAGTTTGTTGAAGGTAAAAGTATGATACATCCAGTTAATAAAGTTTTATCTACTGATAATAAAAAGATATGGTTAACTGAGAGAGGATCAATGTTTGGAATGGGTGATATTGTTGTAGACTTTAGACAAGTTATAGATATGAAAGAATTAGGTTATCCTGTTATTATGGATTGTACTCACTCAACACAAAGACCTAATCAAGGAAGTACAACCGATGGCCAACCGAAGTATGCTATACACATTGCTAAGTTAGCTAAAGCAGTTGATGTTGATGGTTATTTCTTTGAAGTACACGAGAATCCTAGTGCTGCTTGGAGTGATGGATCTAATATGATTAAACTCTCTGAGTTTGAAAATTTATTAAAACAAATAGCATAATGCAACCAAAAAGAGAGTGCGACGGTTGTACTGCTTGTTGTGAAGGAGAACTAGCATTAGATATTTTTAATGAAAGATATATTGGTAGACCCTGCCAATTTTTAGGAGAAAAAGGGTGTACAATATATAAAGATAGACCTCATAATCCATGTAGAACATTTGAATGTGAATGGTTAAAAGATAGAGACTATACTTTCCCAGAATGGTTAAAACCTAATAGAAGCGGTTTAATTTTAAAATGGAAAAAAACAAAAACTAATATAAAGTATATAATGATTATACCATCAAAAGATGGTTATAGTAATGAAGCTTTTCTTTGGTTGGTTGATTACGCTAATCAAAATAGTATTAATTTAGAAGTACTGTTTTCAAGAAAGAAATGGCATATAGGTAGTAAAGAATTTAGAAACTTTTTTAAAAAATAAGAATGGAAAATTTAATATCATCAGAGTATAAAGAAAAAATAGTTGCTCATCATACAAAATCCAGAGGTGGATGGGGTGGTGCAGTAAATAACAAACAACCAATGATACATAAGTATATGTTATTATCAGACGCTAAGTCAGTATTAGATTATGGTTCTGGTAGTAGCGCATTCAAGAACGGGATAAAACAAATGTATCCAGATTATAAATATACAATACACGAATACGAACCTGGTATTATTGGAAAAGATGAAGATCCGCCGGTTTGTGATGTTACAATATGTTATGATGTACTAGAACATATAGAACCCGATAAAATAGATAATGTATTACAACATATATACGACAAAACAAACAAATGGTTTATTTGTAATATATCTTGTGTACCATCTTTTGGAGCGTTTGGAGATGGTTCAAACCTTCATTTATTAGTAAAAAAACCAGAATGGTGGGTTAAAAAACTATCAACAGAAAAGTGGAATGTTCTTGAAATGCAAACCACTGCTAAATCTGTAAACATGTTATTAAAAAAGATTTAATATGAAAATATATATAGGACACGATTCAAGATTTCCTCAAGCTACTAGAGTTTGTAGAAAATCAATTGAAGATCACTCAGAAAAAGGAGAACATGAGATAAAATATTTAGATAGAAAATCATTAATAAAGACAGGAGTTTATGGTAGAGATGCTGTAAAAGGAGAATCAACAGAATTTTCTTTTACTAGGTTTTACGTACCAATGTTAAGTCATTATAAAGGAATTTCTTTATTTGTTGATAATGACTTTGTGTTTAAATGTAATCCAACAGAAATAGAACAATATCTAAGAGATAAACCTGTTGCTTGTGTAAAGCATAAACTAGATAATATACATGGTGATAAAATGGATGGGATAAAAAATAAATCTTATCCTAAAAAATGTTGGAGTTCTTTAATGTTATTCGATAACGCTAAGTTGAAACATTTAACTAAAGAATATTTAGACAATGCTAGTCCAGCAGATCTTCATCAATTTGCTTGGGTTAAAGAAAAAGAAATAAGTAGTGTACCTTTAAAATATAATCATTTAGTTGGTTATTATAAAAAACATAAATATATTAAAGCAATTCATTATACACAAGGTGGACCTTGGTTTGAATCGCGTAAACACGATGAATTATCAGAAGAATGGTGGAAAGTATACGAGACCTTGTAAAAGGTAAGAGAATAATATTTGTAGGTAACTCTGTAGAAATAATGAAGCATAAATTAGCTGATAAAATAAACAACTATGATATTGTGGTTCGTTTTGGTAGAGCTATAGGTGCTAATAAACTACAAGAAGAATCATTAGGTACTAAAGTAGATATATGGGTTACTGGTCAATTCAGAGCTCCCATGTATAGAGAACTTAAGAAAGAATTTAAAACAGGTAGATTTAAAGATGTTGAAATACTTGTTAATAGATGTAGAGGAAACTTTGGATTAAAAGATTGGGTACTTGAAGAACATTTACCTAAAGGAATGCCATATACTCAAATGTATACTGATAAAGAAATTATTGATATAATGAAAGGTTTTGGTAAAAATTTAGTTGCTACTAAGGAATTAAGACCAAGTGCTGGATTTATAACTATATTGTGGTTTATAGATAAAATTAAAACTTATAAAAGTATAGATTTAATAGGTTTTGATTTTTTCGCTAAAAGAGTTAAGGAAAGAAGAACAGATAAAAATGGTAGGAAAAGTGCTTGTGATCCACACAGTTGGCATTTACCTGTATATGTTATGGATAAATCTGCTCATGATATGGACATGGAACAAAATTATATTTCTTCTCTTGAAAGAAGAGGATTGTTAAAATGGATTGTATTAAGTGATTTAGAAGAAGGAAATGTAAGATATACAGATTGGATGCAAGGATCTAAAAGAGTAGTTTCTGCACCAAGGAAATCTAAAACATCAAAGATCTAGCAATTATTTCAGCTAAAACCTCTATAACAATAATGATCAGTACAGCAACAACATACTCCCACCAATCATATTGGCCATTCTTATTAAAATCTAAAAATCTCACTTTTTAACTTTCTCGAAAGCAGATATTCCAAAGCAACCTAGAGTAACCCATACAAATGAGT